TATTATCATCCAGAATCCAATGCCGTTTGTGGCCTTCGTTGATAGAATGTTCCCATACCCAGTTTCTTACTGGTATAGAACCACCTAGCAAACCCGTAACGTCACACCTTCTAGCCCATCTTGGGTTCTCTCTGAAATCATCAGGTAGTACCAATAGTCTACTAGGGTTAATTACAGCCGCATATGCATCATATTCAGATTTCTCTATGACTACCCTATACATAGCACCCATCTCATCCAGAGTCTTGACTGTCAGCCTAGAATCTGCACGACCTTTAGAGATGATATAAATTGGATATCTTGGTTGCATATTAAATTCCTGTAATAATACCTTGTTTCGGTGGTACTACAATACCCGAATTCATAGATTTAATCTGTTCAACCAATTCATCTGCAGGGTCAACAATGAAAAGAACGAATCTTTCTGCAATTGTGATACCTAGTTTAGCTTTGGTATAGGCCATAAATGGCATGAATCCGATCTTACCTTCACCCGCTGGGATGAGGCTATAACCGTCTGTGATTGTGACACTATTGTCACGACTTACTTCTACATTGCCGATGATTTCTTCACCGGATGATAGTCTAACTAATTTCATTTTTTTTCTCCGTTAATGTGTATATTATAACATACTTTTTATAAAAAGTAAAGTGTTTATCCAAAAAAACTTTCCAGTGAGGATTGTTCTTCAGACGACCAACCGATTGATTTTAATATAGGTTCAATCGGACCTAAGAATGTCTTCTCAAATTGAAGTTCATAGTCTATGTATTTAGCCAGGGCAAATTCTTCCGGCAAATATTGAGTGAACCCAATAACGTTTTCTTTCAAGCTATTAGGCTTTTTCAAATAGACAAACTTAATCTTCTCGCCATTCTTTATATGTTCATACTTCTTATTTAGACTATAATTATCCAATAGATGATTGTGTAGCAGGGCCGCACGAACATGAATTGGAGTACCCTTACGGTATATAGTAGCTGAGTCACGATAGTCAGTGACATTAGATACACCACGTGGAAACGCAACTTTATCAGCTGGTAATGTGGTGAAGTATTGTTTGAATTGTTTAATAGATTTCTGTACGGTTGCCTCGTCGGATACCATAATCACTTTAAAGATTTCTTTTAGAGCATCACGACACGGTTCTGGCGTAGAAGATTTAATTGCCTCAATGCCCATGATTTTTAGTTTGGGTTCTGAATAACGAACACCTTCATTATCAAATACATTAAGGATATATCTTTTCTTGGCAGTCCATATGCCACGATCGGCGATTACTTCTCGTTTCATAACCATTCGATTTTGTATGCCACCCATCATTGAATATAGATTATCATATGCATCTGCAAGTACTGGTTCCAGTTTCTCTTGGGCAACTGTATCAAGAAAGTCAATAGGGTTGGATGGATTAACGGCCTTTACTAGGTCATCCATATTCACATAGAGAGAATCTGTGTCGATTGCGATAACATAGTCTTTATTGGTTTTAAGTATAGACTGCATATATTTGTTAATGGCAACCTCGGCCCAACGAATAGTGAGCTGACCGGAGAGTGTAATAGCCTCTGCAATTCTCTGATCAAAGAATCGGAAGTACTTATTACCCATTGCGCCATACAAACTGTTTAGAAGAATCTTTATAGCCATCTGTCTGTTCTCAGCAATATTGATTCGTCTTTCTATATCATATAGTGCTTGTTTGTCTTTCTTATCCACCTTCTGCAGTTCTTTCTGGGCCTGAATCATTTCTTTCTTGATTCCAACACGTTCACTATACATGCCATCTACAAGAGTTGGCATAAAGCCTTTCTTATCTGTTCGGAACATCTGTCCGTTACCACCGATTGCTTTGCCTGGGTTGTCAAACTTATAACCATCAAGTAATTTTTCAATGTCTACGTTCATGACTTCACCATTGGCAATAGTCTCTGTCGACATATTATACTGCATAATCAATGAAGGGTATAGTGAGTTAAGGTCAAAAGATACTACGTTCTCATGCAAACCAACTACTGGGTCTTTTACATAACCTCCAGGATAGTCTGACTTGATTTTATTTTCATAGAAAGGTATTGCAGTTTTATTCGCATACAAATATCTGTGTATGATTGATTCCCATATGGAAGTTACACCAAATGTGTCGGAATAGTTAACGCCACCTTGATACGCCATAGTAAGGCACAGAGTAATAAGACCCATCTTGTCTTCTAACCGATCAACCAACTCTACGTCTTTGATATTATAATCAATGAATTTCTGATGGTCAAACTTGTATAGTGTATGGAGTGAGCCGTGTTCTTCGTATGATAATTTCTTCTCGCCGAGTACTACATTTGCAATATGGTCTAGTCGGTAAGACTCTTGCGTACCATAAGAGTAACCAAATTTTTGAAACAATTCAAGGTAATCAATAGTGGATATGCCTTTGAGGTCATACGTGGTTTGTTCTCTACCCATCATCTTTACATCATATCGGTCAACAAGACCCCAGGGAGAGAATCGTTTGGCCATATCATCGCCAAGTATTTTAATTGTACGGTTAACTAGATATGGGACATCAAAGAACCTAATGTTCCAGCCAGTAATAATATCAGGGCAGTTAGATGGCAGACACCAATGAAGTATAAAGTCTGATAGAAGTTCAGCCTCTGTGCCACACTTCTTGTAAATCACACGGTTATCTTTCATAAGAGATGCGTCTACATCATAATCATTGAGTCCCCACACGTAGTATGTATTGTCAATGTTATTCTTCATAGCGATTGATATTACGGGGTATTCAGCATCATCTGGTTGTGGGAAACCTTCATCAGAGGCTACCTCGATATCAAATGATGTTACATTAATCTTATTTCGATCCCAATCAATAGTGCCGGGAAATGAATCATTAATGAATGCTGGTATATATCTGTCATTACCAAAGATGTGACGACCGGCTGTAGATTTATTAGCTGCGATCCATTCTTTGGCATCTCGCATAGAATCCATCTGGATAGGAGCAACTGGAATACCATCTAGTGATTTCCAGTCGGTTGGTTTAGGGGTATTTACAAATAGAGTGGGTTTATATTTGATTTTTTCTTGTTTCTTTTGGCCGTTTTCATAGCCACGATAGAGCAACATATTGCCGTACCGAGTTACGTTTGTGTAGAATTTCATAACGAATTGTTCACCTGTTTGATAATATGTATATTATAACACATTATAGGGGAAAAGTAAAGAGGTTTATTAATAAAAAGTGTATAAGATTGGGGGAGTTTTTACGTCCCCCGCATGATTGTCAAGTTGGTCTTAAAAATTTGCAGCTTGTAATATCATAATCGCTGGCGCTAATCCTAATATGATTAGTGCTGTAATTAGACATAATGTGCAATTCTTTAAGGCCTCGGCAACGTCATCATATTTTTCCACAAAGTGAATGATATGTTTCATGTTGTTTCTCCAGTAAATGTGTTTATACATATCTACCGAGTTTCGCTGCTCACCGGAATTACTCTTGCAAGAATTCCTTCTTCTTTGATGCCCCAGCAGACCCTATTTCGATCTTCCTAGGACGCCTCTCTTCTGGAACTTCTACCCTGGCATTCACCACAAGTATTCCGTTCACAAGATTGGCACCGTCAATAACAACAAATTCAGAGAGTCGGAAGGACTTCTCAAATTTGCGGGACGAGATACCTTTATGTGCATACTCCCTGTTATCATCATCATCTCTGGACCCTTTTACTAAAAGAATACCATCCTTAACTTCTACTGAAATATTATCTTCAGAGAAACCAGCAACAGCTAGTTCAATAATGAAATTTTCATTATCGACCTTCACAACATTGTGGGGTGGATAGTTGTCTTGCGATCTTCCAGCTGAGTGGATTCTCTCAAGTTCGTTTAGTATGGGTTCAAACCCGATGAATAAAGAACGCGGCACGTTCATAGTATTTCTTACCATAGCTTCCTCCTATTTGTTTAGCAAGGTTAAAATGTGGCCCCGACAATTCGGCAACCACATTTATTTATACAACTTTCGTTGTTAGTTTAGACACTTCTTACAAACTTTATTGAGTCTGCCACATTTCATAAATTTGTGAAATGATTTCCATGCCTTTTTAATTTTTTTCTCCATTACTGTTACCTATATTGTATTTAGGACACAGTTCCCATTGCGATTTCTCTTTATATGGAATGACCTTTATTTGACGCAACGGGGCCAGATCTTTAACTGTTGAGGGATTTAGTATGGTTACTAGCCCCCAATCAGCTAGAAGAGTAGCAATTGTGTTCCTACGTTCTAGGTCATTCTCTATTAGGTTAGAAGGTTTACCATCTAACAAAAATAGTTCTTTAAAATGTACAATAAAGTATCTACCTTGTTTGTGCAAGATATGACACGATTGGTACAACTTTTGATCTTTGCGGGATGCAACTCCAATACGCGTTAAAGTCTCACGTATCTTTAAAAAGTCATCCGGTTCGTTAAGGGTAATTTCCAGCATATCAGCTGGTACCCAATTTTTGATTTCAATATTTTCGTTTTCCACCTTTATAAATCCTTTGTTTCAATAGTTCAATTTGTTCATCATTAAATAATGGCAAGACGGACTTAGCTTTTTCATTACTATATCCATAATATTCTTTAATGAGTTCAAGGTTGTTAACCTCCTGTGGTTTTAGCCATTTGGAGAACCTTTTCTTCTTCTTAATTATATTTATAAGAAAACAATATTGAAGCTTACTGTCTATTGTATGGTGGACATTCATCTCGTTGGCATATAGAACCGTATCATTAAAGTATGATAAAGCCCTATTAACCATAAAAGCAGGGTAAGCCTTTTCCGAAATATCATCATGCATAATATCCTTCTTAGTGATATTGATGCTGTTTACATAATCAAAGGGGTTACTCATTTAAACTTAACTCCAGCCATGATTTCAGTGCAGCATGCCACGATATTCAATTCGTGATCTGCAACGAAAGCATTCTTGTACTGATAATCAGCAAGAATAAGGACAAGCTGAGGAATAGATTGTGGTTCTACAAACTCTGCCATGTTGTCATATATCTTACGGAATACAGCGGCTGGTTCTGTATCTATGTTATCTGCAACCCATTGACGCATCTTTTTAAAATCTTTACGTTGAAGGGATTGCATTAGTTCATTAACAGATACATCAGATAGAGTAACCAATATACCCGTATCAATAGTACCAGAGACCGAGTACCGTTGTAATTCATTTAACACCCTACGCCAGTCTGGCATGTGTTTCATAATCAGTTCTGCGATTACAGGGACTTCATATGTTACACCTTCGGTATCAAGAATGAATTGTATTCTCTTCAGCATAGCGCCACAGAGCACACCGGAATCTTTCTTGGACATATTGAATTCGATTACAGAACATCTACTGTGTAGTGGTTCAATAATACGGTTCTTAAAGTTACACGTTAATATAAACCTACAGTTCGCACTGAATTCTTCTATGAATCCACGTAAAGCAGGTTGGGTTGATTGTGGATTAAGGTAGTCAGCCTCATCAAGTATTACTACTTTATAGCCACCTTGTAAGGAGACTGATGAGGCAAACTTCTTAATCTTATTTCGGAGTGTATCTATGCCGGATTCTTCTGATCCGTTAATTAACAGATAGTCGAGATCCAATTCATTACACAGAGCCTTGGCGATAGTTGTTTTACCCGTACCAGCTGTGCCGGTCAGCAGCATGTTGTGAAGTGCACCTCCTCTAACAACATCTGCAAAAGTTTGCTTGATTGCGTTTGGTAAAATTGTATCTTCAATTTTCTGTGGTCGGTACTTCTCTACCCATAAGAAATCATCCATTAGAGTACCTCCCAACCAGTGACTGTGGATAGTCTAAACGACCTCCAAGCCTCCTTGTCAAGAGACCAAGCTGCAAGGTGATCAGTATCGGGACTAACATCTTTAATCTCCAATTTAACACCATGTGCTTCTAATACCACAGGGTTAAGAGTACACGGCATTACGCGTATCTCGTCTGTGATGATTTTCTTAAAGGTAACTGTTACTGTACCACGTTTGAGTGCCTCGATAAGGCGTGCTGTTTCATTTCGATCCATAATATACTCCATAATAAAAAAATGTGGGGCCCGAAGGCCCCGAGGGATTAAGCTTCAGCTGAAACTTCTTCTACTTCTTCGGCAGGTAAGTCACCTTCAGGCGCTTCACCATCCTTAGGAGCAGCTGCATTTAGAAATGTAACCACTCTGTTTCTCAACGAACCAACTGCTTCCAGTTCTGGTCCTTCAAATCCACCACGCTTGGAACAGACATCAATAATCTGTACCATAGTTGCGATATCTTGTAGAGACAGTTGAGGTGCCTCTGTTTCTGCAGTTTCTACTGCGTTTACTTCTTCAGTCATTTTCTTCTCCTTTGCAAAGTTAGACTAATTTAAGAGATCCCGACCATTCGGCAATCTCCATATTATCCCCATCATTATAATGGGAGATTCGGTTTGTGTACTTATACTTATACACCATAGCTACTAGTTCTTTCTAAAGCTATAAAATATTCTACTGGATAATCAGTGTTCTGCCAGTTACTAATTAACTTAGAGCTGATAGAAACAAAATAATCACCTGGTAGTAATTTTAAATTCGGGATATTAACCACGAAATTAAAATCTTCTTTACATACATTATCATTATCAATAACAATATCATACGTATTGGCTGTACTGTCCTTAACATCAAGCACCCTAGCAGTTACAACACCATTAGAACCACTAAGTGATAATTCTGTATGACCTAAGACGGCTGCTGCCTTCTTAATTTGGTCTAGGTCTTTCTGACTAATATTAATACCGACTTCGGAATTAGGCATCGTAATGTCTTTGGTTGGCTGTGTAAGAATTTCGGTCTCAGCAAAGTAATACTTAATCTTTTGACTGCCGTTAGACATAGTAAGCGACTTGTCGTCAAATGATAGAGCTGCATTCTCAATAAGGCCATGGACTGATAGGAATTCGTTTAAGTCATAGACTCCAAACTCCAATGGAAAGTCTTCAGGTATTTCAGCTGTGGCCATAATGTTCTTAGCCTCTGAAATTGTTTTTACCTTCTGACCAGGTTTTAAAACTAGGTTGGGATTAACACTAGCAAAGTTTTGTAATACCTTTAGGGTATCGTCTGAAATAATCATAAGTTCTCCTTTAATTTCATAGTTATATTATAACACATTTACGGTTAAATGTAAAGTGTTATTTGTCATTTTTTAAGTACTTGCGATCATGTTCATATAGAGCAAGTAATCCATAGTGTAGCACCTTTTGGAGATCCTTACGGAATTCCTCGGGGGTATTACCTTTCTTTCCATATCGTGCGACATACTTGTCGACATTACCTAGAAAGAATCCCATCCCATGTCCTCGGTCTACTATAACTTCGGAAGACTGTAGTCCACCTTGTCCGTAGTGAGCACCATAGGTTGAATCAATGTACGTTTGGAGCTCTTCAATAAGAGCCCCTTCGTTGAATTTATAATTTGGTTTAGAAGTTGACTTCATTGTTTTCCTCGGTTGTTGGCTCATCAAAGGTTACACCTTGGTCAACCTTAGTGTAGAGATCCAAGAAGGCCAGTTTAGTATCATCATCAAACCTTGCGATACATAGGTCGATTGACTTCATCTTGTCTTTAAAGATGGAGAAGGTCTGAACAATGTGACACAACCTTCTGGTTGAAATAACTTCGTCTACACCATCATCATAGAAAGTCTTTCTGATGATATCTGCCCAATGTACTAGGTTCTCTGCAAATAAATCATCTACCAAGTCAAACTTTTCCATATGTTTGATTACGATTTTCTTTTCAACTGAAACCGAAGGGAACTGTTGGTCAACAGCAACTGTAAACCTCTCCAAGAATGCATCATCAATGATAGATGCCGCTGTGAATCTGCCGTCCTCAGAACCTTTACCTTTGGTATTGGCTGTGGCTATAACATTGAATCCAGGTGCCGGAGTAATTGTTTCACCCGTTTTCTTAACGAGTACAGGTTTACCTTCAAGTATACCTTGAAGACACATAATTTTATTTGTAGCTCTATCAATTTCATCGAGAAGAAGGATTGCACCATTCTCCATTGCCTTAAGTACCGGCCCTTTTGAAAAGACAGTCTCGCCGTTAATAAGTCTAAATCCACCAAGTAAATCATCCTCGTCTGTTTCTGGGTTAATTTGAACCCTAATAAATTCTCTGTTTAATTTAGCGGCCGCTTGTTCGACCATGAATGTCTTACCGTTACCAGATAATCCAGATATGTATACTGGATAGAACATCTCGGATTTGATAATCTTAGTGACGTCAGTAAATGCACCCCATGGTACAAATGTTGGGTCAATCTTTGCAAATGATTTCTCATCGTTTACTATTGATTGCATCTGAGCAGCTGCAACTGGAGCTGATTCCATAGTGTTTACTACCTCTGTGCTCATAGTAGGTTTCAGTGTTTCTATGGCTGATGTTAAGTCATAGGTGCCAATTTTTACCCTATTCTCTCCGTCAATGAGAGGATAGAAGTCTGGGCCTCTATAGCCCATAGACTTGGCTGTATCCACGATCACATTCTTCCTGAATTGTGTCTGGTCTGGATATGATGTCATTAGTTGTTTGACAATGTTTTGGGTTGATATTTTCGCTTTATTCATAATTTAGTCCTTATCATATTATTTAATATGTGTATATTATACTACGGCCGGCGTAGTTTGTCAACACTTTTTTGCAATTAATTGCATGTTTTTTAGAATATTTTATTATATACATATACTCCTTTATAACTATGCAACTGCCTTACCAAACTTAGTCATTAAGACTTTGTTTAGTTTTTTACTCTTTGCGTACTTCTTAAACGCTGTTCTGATGTTTGCATTAGAGGCGTCATCTTTTACAGAGAAGTCATCTTCCTGCGTATCAAGGTTACTACCGCCTTTTACTAGGTAGTATTCGCTGTAACCTAGGGCATTTTCTACCGATACACACTTGTTCTTTCTGTATTCTTTATTGGCATCAAGCTTGTACTGTTCTGACGGCTTATTCTTTTCCTCTGCCAAGAGCCATAGTCTATGTCTCCAGTCACTGTTATCATTGGCCATGAAGAATCCGATATTATTCGTGTTGTACTTCTTGGTCATGTTATTAAGAAGAGCTTTAGTAACTGACCTAGACCCTGTAGGTGTCTTGATCATAGTACCATCTACCTGAAAGACCGCATTGGATCTGTCAGGGAATACGTCTTGTCTCTGGTATGATGATATTCTATTGGCATCTCCATCGGTAAAGGTGATGAAATTCATTTTTTCAACACCGTGTTTGGCCTTGAATTTCTTAACAAGGTGTGATGATACTACCAAGGCTTGATTGAGAGGAGTTGAACCC